CAAGGTTGCTAATCCTCAATTAGAAGATTTATATATGCAGATTCTATGGCCTGCCGCTGTTGGAAAACCTTTAGATTATGTTTTATTCAAAGAGCCTACTAAGGCCTATGAACAGAACAAAGGATTAGATAAAGAGAAAAAAGGTTATGTAACCAAACAAGATGCGGCAACTAAAGTTCGCGATCAATTGAGTTACATAAGAACACAGTTACTCAAAGCACCTGACGATGAAGCAACTCCGGTAACAGACGGAAGTGGAAATCCTATCAAAGATGGTAGCGGAAATCCTGTAACCTACGGTAGAAGTAAATAAGCGTATGGTACAAAAAAACATTATTTTACAGCCGGCAAACATAAAATCTCAAACTACTGTAAAATCTAGCCAATTTTATAAAGGGTTTAGTTCTCTTGACGAAACATCTACAACACCAAGACAGTACGATTTTGATGTAGTAAAACAAGATTTACTAAATCGATTAAACACTCGCAAAGGCGAACGATTGATGAATCCTACATTCGGCACAGTTATATGGGATTTAATTTATGAGCCGCTAACCCCAGATGTTAAAACAGCAATTGCCAATGATCTTAATTCAATTTTAACTAGTGACCCTAGGCTAATTCCCACAAATATAAACATCGTAGAACAAGAATACGGCTTTTATATTGAACTATCTCTACAGTATGCCAATACTGATCAAACAGAACAAATAAAATTAACCTTTGATCGAAATGTTGGTTTACTCGCTTAAAACACCAGGTTTATAAAGGTAATAAATACCTTATAAACGGTACTTGCTTATGATTCCATCAACAAATTCAAAACTATTAGTTGCCGAAGATTGGACAAAGATATATCAATCCTTCAACAATTCTGATTTTAAGTCTTATGATTTTGAGACTTTAAAACGCACCATGATTCAATATCTTCAGGCAAACTATCCTGAGGACTTTAACGACTATGTTGAATCTAGCGAATATATCGCACTAATAGATTTAATTGCTTACATGGGGCAAAATTTAAGTTTCCGAGTTGATATGAACGCTCGTGAAAACTTCTTAGCAACTGCACAACGTCGAGACAGCATATTAAATCTAGCACAGTTAATCAATTATAACCCTTCTCGCGCAGTACCTGCTAATGGATTATTAAAAATTACCAGCATCAGCACTACAGATAGTGTCTTTGATTCTACTGGAATTAATCTAGCAAACTCTAATATTTCATGGAATGATTCTACCAATGTCAACTGGTACTCTCAATTTTTATCAGTACTAAATTCTGCTATGCCGTCTAATAGTACATTTGGTAAGCCCTACGATAGAGCATCTATCAATGGTATTCCCACAGAACGATATCAAGTTTCCAGTGCGTTAAATGATATTCCTATTTTTGGATTTTCAAAATCTATTAACGGAATTGCTACAGATTTTGAAATTGTAGGATCTACATTTGCCAATCGTAGTTACATTTACGAATCTACTCCTAGACCTAATGCTAATTTTGATTTCTTGTTTAGAAATGATACCAAAGGAAATGCAAGTCCTAACACAGGTTTTTTTGTATCTTTTAAACAGGGTAGCCTTTCTCTAAATAAATTTAGTGTTGATGTTCCTGTTGAAAATGAAATTATAGGCGTAAATGCCAACAATATAAATGAGTCAGATGTTTGGTTATGGCAATTAGACTCTAACGGGAACTACAATACTTTGTGGACACAGGTGCAGGCTATCACCGGAAACAATGTAATTTATAATAACGTATCCAATGCTGATCGCAACATCTATGCAGTCAGCACGAGAATTGGCGACCAAATTGATTTGAATTTTGCTGACGGCGCATTTGGTAATTTACCTAAAGGTAATTTTGTACTATATTATAGACAAGGCAACGGTCTGTCTTATTCAGTTACTCCTGAGCAAATTAACGGTATACAAGTTAAGATCCCTTATTACAATCAATCAGGTCAAAAAAATACATTGTCATTGACTTTGAGTTTGCAGTATACGGTTGATAATGCATCCGGTACAGAGTCTAACACCAGTATACGCCTAAAAGCACCTCAAGCATATTATACACAAAATCGTATGGTCACTGCTGAAGACTATCAAATCAGTCCATTAACTGCAGGTAATGATATTCTTAAGGTTAAAAGCATCAATAGAACTTCAACAGGTATTTCTAAATATTTTGAATTAAGTGATATTAGTGGACAATATAGTTCTGTAAACATCTACGGGTCTGACGGAGCGTTATATAAAAATTCTTCATCAGAAGATATCAATTTTACATTTGCAGGTCGTAATGACATTTATTCTGTAATTCTAAATACTGTTATTCCTATCCTGCAAAAAAATGATATAAAACATTTTTATTATGACAACTATCGTAGAACAGCCAATTATGATAACCTAACAGGCGGATCCAAAATTTCTCCATTAAATGTTTCTTGGAAATTATTAACATCTACCACTAATCAAACAACAGGATATTTTCAAAATAAAATTAATAGTACACCGTTACCTACAGGTTATTTTAGTTCGACTGATTTAAAATATGCTATCAACGGAGCATTAATTAAGTTTATTCCGCCTGCTGGAAAGTATTTTTTACCCAACGGTAAATTAACATCTGTTCAAGATAAAACAACACGTAATTATTTTTGGTCATCGTTGGTTCTTACTATAGGTGATGGTTATAATAGCGGTGCTGGTGTACTAGCAGATGGTACGGGTCCAATAACAATAACAAATTATGTTCCGTCGGATGCAATAGTGTCTGAGATTATACCACCGTTCGTCACAACTCTTTCTCCTGCATTGCAGTCAGAAATTATCAATTTGTGTTTAAATTATTTTAATTTTGGATTAAGTTTCTCAAGAGAAAAAAATGCATGGTCTATTATTACTGATACTAATCTTAATACAACTGATCCTTTTAGCCTGATCTACCAAGGGGATACTACCAATACAAATAAAGATTCAAGTTGGTTATTTTCTTTTGTGTGGACAGGAATTGATTATAAGATAACCTATAGGTTTACGGAGTATCTATTTGAAAGTGCTAAAGAAACTGCATTTAATTACAATGACGGGCAAAAGAATTATGATTTTATTTCTAATACTATTATTAAAGACAGCATAAATGTATTAGGTATTAATAGCCAAAGCACCTCAACTACAAGTTTAGGAGCAGATGTTACTTGGCAAATAGATGGCAATGTTGTGGAAATTGACGGATACATTGAACCTAAACGAGTCAAAGTATCTTTTTACGATTCTCAAGATGACGGGCATATCGATGATCCAGACGGATTTGATATCATTGTACAGCCCGATAGCCTGAGTAGTCAAACAGGTTACAATGATAAATTTACCTACTTTCAATTGAACCCAGATAACACATCCTATTCAATAACTGACTCTGCTAATTTTGTAGCATATCCTACAGAAACATCTGTTCCTACATCAGCCTTAGTGGAAGGTCATTTATATTATTTTTATCATGCTGATGCAGATGTTGTTATGTCGTATTCTGCATTGACACCTAATCCGTTTACTTTGCAAACTCAGTATTATGCCAAGGCCGGAAGAAACAATCTCAAATTCCATTATAAGCATAATAGTCCTGACGATAGACGTTTAGATCCTAGCAAAACAAATTTAATTGATTTATACATTTTGACAGGTGCTTATGATACTGCATATAGATCGTGGCTAAGTTCCGGTAAGGGAACTGCACCACTACCTCCTACCAGTTCGTCATTAGAAGAAAACTTTAGTTCAGTTCTTGAACCTATAAAGACTATCAGTGACCAAATAATATATCAACCAGTTACGTATGTTCCTCTTTTCGGTCCGCAGGCACCTATTAGTTTACGGGCTATTTTTAGAGCAGTTAAAAGTAATGCTTCTTCAGCATCAGATAACGATATTAAATCGAGGATAATATCTGGAATTAATTCTTTTTTTGCATTAGATAATTGGGATTTTGGAAAATCTTTCTTCTTTAGCGAATTGACAACTTATATTATGAATTTATTAACTCCTGACATTACTAATTTTATTATAGTTCCTAAATCTAGTAACAGTGCGTTTGGAAGTTTGTTTGAAATTTCTTGTCAGTCGAATGAAATTTTTGTCAGTGGAGCCACTGTAACAGACATAGAAATTATTGATGCAATAACAGCATCACAACTAAAGACAACGGCTACTGTTGTAACTAGTTCAGTAGGAGTGTATTAATGGCCGCTAATGTTTCACAAGTTTCTTATTTAGGCAATACTTCTACCAATAAAAGATCTGTAGATTTACTACCTGGCATTTTTAGAACTGATAGAAATGCTAAATTTTTAGCCGGCACACTTGACCAGTATATTCAGCCTGCAGAGATTGAAAGAATTAACGGTTGGGTAGGTACTAAAAATACACCTACATATAATCCTAATACAGACAATTATATTACTGCAAATTCTCAACTAAGAGAGGCTTATCAAGTTGAACCTGCTCTTATTGTAAATGATGCTAGTTTAAAACCAACAGAAACTATTGGGTATGATGATTTAATTAACAAATTAGATTATAAAGGTGCCAGTGTTTCAAATTTAAATAATCTTTTTAATTCTAAATTTTATTCTTACAACCCTAATGTTGATTGGGACAAATTAGTTAACTTTGAAAAGTACTACTGGATGCCGTACGGTCCAGACGTTGTAACAGTTACCGGCAAATTAAAACAAACGGTCAGCAGTTATACAGTTAGTGATTCAAATGGCAATTTTGTTTTTACTCCTGATGGATTAACTGAATCGCCTTTATTAACTCTTTATAGAGGTGTTACTTATATTTTTAATATCAGAAGCTCAAAAAACTTTTGGTTTAAAACTCAGCGTGTTATTGGAAAAGAATCGCCATACCGTGTCTTAGAAACTAATGGAATTTCAAATGGTCAAATTATTTTCACTGTTGACGAAAATACACCTAGCAAACTTTTCTATGTTGCAGAAGACAATGCATTAAACGGCGGCGAAGTTGTTATTGAGACTCTAAAAGAAAACAGTAATTTAGATGTTGTGAATGATATAATTGGAAAAGCAACTTATACCTCCGGAAATGGTGTAGTATTTTCTAATGGTATGAGAATTACATTTGCTGGAAATATTACCCCCGAAGAATATAGAAATAAAGAATACTATATTGACGGAGTGGGAACAGCAATTTCTTTAGTGGATGTATCTACACTATCAGTACCTGAAAAATTTATTAATAAAATAGATGATAATTTTGATGCAACATCTTTTGACAACTATCCATTTGACACATTTCTTAACTCTCCGCTGGTTCCTGAATATGTAACTATCAATAGAAGTAGCATTGATAGAAATCCTTGGTCTAGATATAATAGATGGTTTCACGAAGATGTTATAATTTCGTCTGCCACATATAATAATAGAACTCCGGTCCTGCCAGTAGAAGCAAGAGCCAAACGACCAATTATAGAATTTTCACCTAACATCCAACTGTTTAATTTCGGGTCAGTTGCTGTTGGCAATGTTCAGCATCTCGATGCAACTACTATCGATGCATTTAATAATATTGAAGGGTCGGAAGGATACTATGTTGACGGCGAAGAATTGGCACAAGGTGATAGAATTATTTTCACAGCCGATAAAGATGAATATGTTACACAAAAGATTTGGGTTGTTAATTTTGTACAAATTGAAGGTAAATTAAAAATTGCTCTTATTGAAGCAACCGATAGTCCTCCATTTACAGGTGCTAATGTTATTATTACTCACGGGACTACATACGGCGGAACAAATTGGTGGTATGACGGTACTGGGTGGGTTAGAGGACAACAAAAAACAGTTTTAAATCAAGCGCCAAAGTTTGATATATTCGATAATACTGAATATAGTTTAAGTGATCCTAAAAAATACCAAAGTAATTTTATAGGCACAAAAGTTTTTGGTTATGGAATAGGAACTGGAGCAAATGATAGTATATTAGGATTTCCGTTAAAATATCAAAGTGTTGCTGACCAAGCATTTTATCTATTTGAGAATTATTTTGGTCAAGATACAGCAACAGTAGTTGTTGGAAATCAAACATCTTCTATTAGTATTTCTAAAAATTTCTTAAAAAAGAATAGTTCGGCGACAGATTATTCTTATATAAATGTGTGGGAAGAAGCACAGCCTTACACCACTCCAATTTTGCAATCTACAGTTCCGTCAGCAGATTCTACAGTGTTAGAAGTGACATGTGTTGATTATCCTGCATACCAAAATCTTACAGTAGAAGTTTATCTTGATAATAATAAACTTTTTGAAAATGTTGACTATACAAAATATGTAGATACATCGAGATTATTTGTATTGTTTAATAATACAGTTACATCGTCAAATCATGTGTTGTTTAAAGTTTACGGAAATGCTATACCTAATGATAATGGTTATTATGAAGTTAGTCCCGGATGGATAAACAATCCTATGAACGGATCTATTCAGCAATTTACTTTGTCAGAACTTACTGATCATTTTAAATCAATGGCAGATCGTAATCCTGCTTTTGTAGGAAATTATGTAGGAACTAATAACAGCAGAGATTTAATTAATTTTTCTTCGTACGGTACCCGATTAATAAAGAATACTAATCCGTTGGCATTTGCTGGATATTT